TATGGACTTAGCACTCGCTGTAAGGCTAATAGGTTCTTTATTAAATGCCATGGTAATGGCATAAGCTGTATCTGGTGTAGGGGCAACCACCCAATAATTTTCATCCCAATTGGCCCAATACTTAGGAAGGGAAGTAGATGAAGTAGAAGGAGTATTATAATATTCCGTCATAAAACTAACATCTCTTTGTTCTAAAAAAACTTGAATACTAGGACTGACATTATCATTTAATAATTGAACATATCGAATGACTCGACAATCATCTGGAATGCTTATGTATCTATTTGCAATAATACAATTCGAAGTGTAATAAAATCTTTCATCATCCATATCAACTGCTCTAAAAATAGTATGTTCAGCATTTTTAATGATTCTTTCTAAAACAGAATCACTCAGAACAGTACTTCCTACTTCTGTATAATTTCTAATATCGGTTTGTAAGTTTGATAAACTATATGCCATACTATGCGTTTACGACGGATAAAGTTACAGGTCCTGCTGAACAATAATCGCCGCCTCCTTTAGTACTACCACTTGTTGCTGTATCGGTACTTGTAAAATAAAAATAATTTTCTGGTTCTCCTAAAGTGCCCGCTGTTGTAGTTACACTACCATCTGAATTTTTCTTTCCAACGGTAATGGTAAATCCAGCTGCTGCACTAATATCACTGACATTATCAAATGTAGGTACAGATATAAACTGTTGTAAATTTTTTGTATCGGCTCCGCCTGAGCCTTCTGCTGTTACTGCCGGAGGCCCTCTAAATCTTACCGTATCACTCGTTGATCTTTTATGATCAATTGAATAAACATTTATAAAAGTACTTCCTCCATATTTAATGGTTTCAAAAGGACTATTACTTAACATAATTAAACTAGTTTTAGCGGTCGGTTGGGGTCTTGCATTTCTTAATGCTTGCGGATCTCCGCCATGGAAACGCGGATCCAATTGAGGTTGTTTAGGTTCATATTCTGAATAATGAACTAAAAAACCATTCCACTCTTTAACCATTTCTCTATATGGAAATGCCATTCCAGATCTATCTGAAATAGCCATTGATCTTTTACCTCTAGCAAAAACTCCTGACATTATACTCCATCTCCATAAAATGTTTGTGGTGTAATGTAAACTGATGTTTGTTCCCCGTCTGCTTGCATTGCCCTAAGCATTTCATCTTCATAAATTAATTTTAAATTTGGTGTTTGCTCAGGTGAATATTTCATACTTAAATAATAAGCTAGTCCAGAAACTAAAGCTGGATAAAATCTAAAGATTGTATCGGAAGTATTGGTATAAGCACCTACGTCTTCTATTTTTCCCATATAATAAAAATTAACTAAATAACTTGCTCCAGAAAAACTAGAACTAGGTGTTGTATATAAAAATAAATTTGGAGAAGCGGTTACCGTTCCGGCCGCATTTCGCACATATGCTCGTCTTTGAAAATAATACTGTGAAGGAGTTCCTTTGGATAATTTATTAGGTAAAGCTGAATAAGTTGATCTGCCTATTTTATCTAAAGCCGTATCCACCGGAGCTGTAGTTGTTGAATTATTTCTTACGTAAACTTCTAATATATCACTGATATCAGTTGGATAGTTTGTAGTGTCTGCAGTATAATTATATTCTGCCTGTCCTTCTACTAAAGGAACACTAGCTAATTTAACTTTCCAAAGATTAACTCCACGATTGCCCCATTCGGACAATAAAATATTTAATGAACGCCTTGCACTTCTTAATTGATAACCTGTTCGAGTACCGCGTACGTTTGTTCTTTCATACGCTTCTTCAATGATTTCATCAATTGAAGGATTAAAGGCTGTAGTTCCCGAAGTAGCCATCTATCCTCCTTACGCGCCAGTAATTGTTAGCGTGACGCTTCCACCAGTTCCAGTTAAAGTACCACAAACACCATTTTTAAATAACATACCTGAACCTGGAACATAAACTGATAATCCTTCCGTTCCAAAATTATAGGTAGCTTTTAAATTACCTGCTCCAGTTGCTCCTGTTGTAGCGCTGTCATGTAATAATAATTGAGAACCTGCTATTCCTTCACCTTGAATAGAAGTAACTCTAGTTCTAGCTGCCCTTAATAATGTTACAGCTGCTGTATCCATTTGTAGGGTTGTTTGGTCACTTGTATAACCGCTTGACATAATTTATCTCCTTTGTCGTGAGCTCCCAAAGGAGCTCACATTATTTTATTACGCTAAATTATTGTTTTGAATGTAAGTTACAGTCAAAGTTGCAACGCCAGCATCTGCAGTTGTAGCAGAAGAATCAGTAAAGATTTTTACATCTGTTGTTCCAATGTCTTCCCACTCATCACTATCTGCAATTGTTGCTTGCGACCCTAATTTAATTACATTCGCTGTACTAACAGCAACAGCTGTACAAAGTTCAGTCGAAGTTGAACTTGTACCAACGCTTAAAGTTGCTGAATTATCATACGCAGTTGTAACATACACATATACTTCTACAATTTGACTATTTGCAGGAATAACAATTCCTGAAGCAGCCGCAGTTGTAGATTGTGTAATTGCCGCAGACTGAGCCATTAATACAGAACCGACATTTTTAATGTCTGTTCCGACCGTAGTCCCAGTTGTATTATAAATATTCCCAGCCTTAATTGGACCGGAAAATGTAGTTGTGCCCATATTATCCTCCTAGTTTTTCTGAATGTAGTCTCTAGGCCGTCGACTATACTCGTCTACATTCTAAATTAATTGTATAGTAAACAAAATATATATGAAATTTGCGTTGAGCGCAAGGTATCCTTGTGTGAATGTGTGATTTTTGATAGCGCTTAAGTGGCTATCGAAACTTCAGGCTTGGCTTCTCTTACTTTAATCTCACGAGTGTCATCTTCAAATTCTCGAGCAATGATCTCTTTAACAATTTCCTGAATTTTTTGGTCGATATGTCCCATATGCAAAGTATATCTACCTTCCTTCAGATGCTCCTGTTGCCACTCTAGTTCCAAGTACTTCTTCGTAGTGTATAGGTCTTGAGTCATCATTAACCTCCTCGTAGGTTATGCGCTTAACTCGGGGATCTAACGTTTTTTCTCCGAGATACTCCCATTTTACACTCTTTTCTCCCAGTTTGTCAAGGATCGAATGTTCAATAGATGCAGCATTATCTTCTGCTAAAATTTCCATTTTACCATGATAGTTATAAGCCCAAATATTTACGAGGAATTTCTTCATTTTTACACCTTATACAAAAAAAGGGGCGGAATTGTGTTCCGCCCCTAATTATTTATTTATTATATATCTGATCCGAAGATACCTCTAGGGTCAGAGAATCCGAAAACGTATCTCTCTCTAGCTTTGTATCTTACATTACCAGTATCGAAGTCACCTTCCATTGAAGTTTTCAATGGAGCTCTATTAAAGTGCTTCAGTCCGTTTGGTACATCAGTTTTAATCCACCATTTAGACGTATCAGTTAGGTAGTGATTAACTACATAACCTTCCGGTATTGCGCCCATGTTATTGATCGCATTGATGTCATTATCCGCTGTACCTACTCTACCTTTAGACTTCATCAGTCTTTCAGCAGTAAATTGAAGCGCAGAAGGAATTACTAATTTCGTTCCTCTCGCTGCAATTTTAAGACCTCTTTCATCAGTCATAGCAGCAATGTCAATCAATGCTTGCTCTAATGATGTTTCATTTAAATCAGCTGCCGTAGACAACTCATTTTTAAAAGATCCTGCTAAAGTTGGGTGATCAGTTGCGCAAAGCGCTTTACCGTCACCGCCAAGGTAGGATGTACTGAACGCGTTATTTAAAACAGCCGCTGCTTTAACTTGTTTTGTATTAGCCATAGATCTTGCTAAAGCTTTTGTGTATCTGCTTGCAAGTCTATCGTACAAATTGTCCTCGATCGCTTCTTCAGTGATCGCGAACGCAAGTGCGATTGTTTCGTTTGTATAACGAGCTGTGAAAGTCTCTTGAGCGCTATCGTATGATATGCCCTGACCTTCAGGTTTAACAGTTGCATTAGCGAAACCTGCTAACATTACTTCTTCTTCAAAAGCTCTGTCAGAATTTTCAGTTTCAAAAATTTCAGCTGCTTCGTTTACGTATTGTTTATACTCAAGTCCAAATAGTGCATTTAGACCTGGCTCTAGTTCTTTAACTAGTTGTGCTCTTGATATTGCCATTTTCTATATACTCCTATTATTAGTAACTTAAGCTTTGGATCGAACCCGGTGCGAATTTAACAATGAAGTTAGCATTCGTCGCCGTGTTGTCCTTATTTAAAGGATCGTTAGCAACCCTTACAAGATTGAACATAGCTTGAGCTGATCCTGCTGCTGCAGAAGAGCCTATATCTAGTTTAACAATGGACTGACCTTTATATTCATCAGTTCCAGAGGTACCAGTTGCACCATTATTCATATTATAAGTTAACGTTCCAAGCATTACTGCGACAGCTGCTGATGCATCTGCCTTTACTACGTATTCTTGAAACGTCGCGTCATTAACGAAGCCAATACCATCAGATGATCCGGTGTTGTAGTCAGTACCAAAGGCTTGACTAGCTGCTACAAAATTCGCCCAAGTAGGTTTTGACGTAGTGCTATCTATATAGAAGCATCCGTTAAAAACTCCGCTTGCGGCTTGAATTGTAGAAGTGTTGTTAGCCCAAGAAGTACCACCAGCTACACCATCATCCATAGTAGACGCTGTCAGGTCTTGTAAGTATCCATTATCTCCGCCAGTACCTTGTTTTCCTACTGGATCGTTTTGATAAATACCTATACCTGGAGCGCTTTTGATTGGGTACTCAGATAAACCTTGAGGTGCCGGGGTACTCCCCAACATCGCAGTCGATCTAAGACCAAATCCACCTGTTTGGTTAGCCATAGTTATTGTCTCCTTATGTCCACCGAAGTGGACGGTTTATATTAAATCGTTGGTTTAGGAATTGCTAAAATTAGCTTTTCTTTGTACCACCGAAAGTTACACGAGTCTGCCTTTCTTGTGAGATTGGCATACTTGGATGCTGTTCCTTTAGAATATCGTGTTTGATAGCTTCGTCTTTAGCTTCATTTTGCTTGTCATAATACTCTTGACGAGCTTTTGCGATTTCTTCTGGTATCCTAGCCAGCACTAGGCCTCCTACTCCGATCATTCCTGCGTATTTGCCTTCCTTCATAACTGGATAATCTTCGTCA